AACAACACATATGTTTAAATCTATTGCCACTTTGCCAGATAGATCTAGCGAGACCATTGAACTCGCAAACTCAACACTAAATTATGTCTACGATGTTCTAGATAAGCATGACGAAGGGATTACGCGCCTACGTGAGAATTTCGAAGTCAAGGTTGGACATGTCTCTAGGCAAGTAAATGAACTCTTGCCTAAGGTGAACAACGTAGTTGATAGTGCTACAGAGACTTTGGATTCATTTAAGAGTATTTTGGCTAAGATAAATAACTGGCTACCTTCCTTGTCTGTGGATACTACAGCTATGATTAAGGATGTATTTGTTTCATTGTTTTTTGCTTTGACTACTAGGTCTATTACCCCTCTGGTTCAAGGTTTCACCTCTTTTGCTTTGCGCACTAGTGTATTTTCTGGCTTGGTTACGACTTTGTCAACTTGGCTAGGTTCTCTCAAATTTAACACACCCTTTACTGAGGATGAACGACCCCAGACACATGGATGTGAGCTTCCAGGTTTGGATAGAGTTAAGGAACAATTAGCAGCTGTGTATGACTCATTTGGTACTTGTTTATGTATTGCACTCTCAGGTGTCTTGTCATTCATCGCTATTTTGTGCTATGGAGTTACTGATTTTTCGAATGCTTCATTCAATAAGTTGCTCACTCAGTCTTCACTTGTTGGGAGAGCTTTAACTGGGGTGAGGAGTTTTAAAGATGTGTTTTTTGGTATTTGGGAGTATGCAGACAACATGGTGTGCAAATTGTTGTATAATCAAGACAGGAAGTCCCTGGACCTATCCAAGAATTATCCCAACCTTTCCTCAGTTCTCGCTGTGTTCAAATATTTCAAAGAAGATTTGAATTCCTCCAAATTGCTTGGGTGCAATTCCTCAGCATGTGAACTTCTAGTGAAGGCTGATAATCTGTATCAGGGGTATTTGGATAAGTCATTAACTTTGGGTCATCGTGAAATTGCAGCCAGGTTGAAGGAAGCTCGACGTGCTGTTAAAGCCCACATTGATAAAGCTCAGCTTTATCTTTCATGTGGGGACGGATATAGAGTGCCGCCGTTAATAATTTTCTTGTACGGTGGCGCTGGTTGTGGTAAAACAGAATTGTCTGAAATCATGCAAAAGCAATTGGCCCAGCAGTATTATCCAACTCTGAATGCCAAGGATGTCATCTATTCACGTAAAGCAGAGAATGAATTTTGGGATGGTGTCAAAGATTCAAGTAAAATTATAGTATATGATGATGCTTTACAGATTGTGGATTCTGCTACCAAGCCAAATCCAGAGATATTTGAATTCATACGTTTGAATAATAGTGATTCTTTTCAAGTTCACATGTCAAGTGTTGATGACAAAGCATGTACTTTTGTGTCGCCATCTTTCGTCATTGCTTCATCTAATGTTGATCCTCATCAGTATCGTCCCCGATCTATACATAGTCAAGATGCATTTTACAGGCGTATGGATCTTAGGGTTAGAGTGGACGTTGCTGATGAGTACGCTAGGACAGTTGTGCGCCATGATAATCGGCGTCGCGTACCAGACGAGAGAAAGATTTGGCTTAAACAGAATCCTGATAAGACTCAGGCTGATTTGCTTGCAGCTGTAAGAGATGGTACTTACCAATTGGTGATGG